ATATCGTTTTAGTATTTAGCAGGAATTTTAAAACACATGATTACTCCATTTAAGCATCCATTAACAAAAGACACACCAACAAGAGAAGATTTCTTCAATTTGGTTGACGTTACGTCCGATGACATGAACGAAACTCTTAATCAGATTATGAAATCAAGATCAATAGATCATAGCTGGAAATGCTTTGACGGGCCTATTCATGTTTATGCCACAAACAGAAGCACCGATAATTTATTTGTGGGAGCGAGTACAAAAACGATGTTTGTTCCGAATTATGAGGGTTCTCGTTTATACAATGGCTCTGAATTTGAAATGATTTTAGAAACGGCAGTCATCAATGTTATTTCTGTGAAAGCTATTCGTTGGATCAATCCGTTGTATAAGGATATGTTCGTAGAAGAATGTAGAGAAAAGAACATTGATATCAATCAGGCATTTGGCACGTTGACCTATGACACATTTGATCGGTTCAATAGCTTTAAAGAAGCTGCATTGTTGTTGATGAGGTAAGGTTATGAATTTTTCCTTTGCCTTTGATGTTGATGGCACTTTGACGTTAAGTCGTCAAAAAATTGATTCGGATTTTGCAGAGTGGTTTCTCAATTGGGTCAAGAAGCATAAGGTATACATTGTTACTGGCAGTGATTATGAAAAAACTGTAGAACAATTGGGACAAGAGATATGTGATTCGGTGGCTGGTATCTTCAATTGTTCTGGTAATGCTTTTTATATAAAGGGCGAATTACAATCATCCAATGAATTTAAGCTAAACGACAGCCAAATGGAGATATTAAATCGTTATTTGTCTAAGAGTCCATTTCCTCTGAGAACCGGAAATCACTTTGAACAACGACAAGGAATGTGTAATTTTAGCGTGGTGGGAAGAAATGCCACCATAGAAGAGCGGCAACAATATTCTGATTATGATGGTCAGGTTGCGGAACGTCAGCGTATTGTTACTCAATTTAAGCATTGTTTTCCTGAGTTGGACGCAGTTCTTGGTGGTGATATTAGTATTGATATTTTTCCGAAGGGCAATGATAAGAGTCAAGTTGCTGAAAAATTGAAGCCATTTGTTTATTTTGGTGATCGTGTATTTCCGGGTGGAAATGATTACACTATTGCTAAGGAAGCAGAGGCTCATTATAACGTGAAAGATTGGCAAGAAACTCGGAGGATTATAGAATTGTATTACAATGAAAGTGTATGAATTTCTCAATGAGGTTTTAAATTCCGATGTACCCACAACAACCGATGATTGTTTAAGAAAATCAATTATTCAAACGTATGGTAAGAATATCATCTCTGGTCATACTTCTGTTTGGCAATCTGAAATAATGAAAAAAACCGGCGTGTGGGTTGTGAAAATAATGGATCGCTCTCGGCAGATTCAATATCATATTATGTCAGATGATGTTGAAGCAGGAGAGGTAAAAACCGCAGATCAAATTGATTCCAAAATAGGATTAGATTGTATGAACATTATTGCCAAGGATGCCTTGAGGTCCTTGAAAAACGGATATCCTGTGATTATTCTTGCACCAACCGAAGATAAAATAATGTCATATAGTCAAATGGCAAAAATGCTATTGAGGTCAAAGAAAAGCGAGTTTAAACTGACCGAGCCATTTACTACATTGGGACTTGATAATATCCAAAGATGGGGCATTAAGATTTTTGAAAACTATATTCCTAAATTGTCTGATGTGAATTATTTGCTGACAACATCTAAATGTAAAAAATGATAAATATATCAAGAGGACATTGCAATGCGAGCATATGAATTTATAACTGAACTAACTTTTTTTGGCAGTCAATGCAAAGAAATTTGTGCCGGACATTTAGCTGGGTATAGATGGGCACGTAGGAACAATATAACCAATCCCCCACAAACCAATAGTCCATCTTTTAACAAAGGCGCAACTATTGCAATTCAACACATGCGTCAAGGACGAAACCCCATTGGACCAAGTGGCGTGAGAGGCGAACGTGGTAGATTTCATCCTATGCCCAAAGGAAGATAATTGCCGATTGCATTAACAGTAAACAATCTATTTTCTCAATTTTCACCCACTGTCATAATATTGTAACACTAACAGTGTTAAATAGTTACTATGGAAACCAAACACTATAGAACTATATTCTTGTCCGACATTCATCTTGGATCAAAAGATTCAAAGGCAGAATTATTGTTGGACTTCTTAAAACACAACACAGCGAACACCTATTATCTTGTTGGCGATATCATAGACCTATGGAAAGTCAAGCAAAATAAGTGGAAGTGGAAAAAGTCTCATACCGAGGTTGTCAGAAAATTTCTGAAAATCTCAAAACACGCCAGAGTAATCTACGTTATCGGAAACCACGATGAGGCAATCAGACCGTTTATCACCCATGGAATCGGTATAGGAAAAATTGAATTTGTCAACAAAATAGATCATATCGGTTCAAACGGAAAACGCTATCTGGTCATTCATGGTGATATGTTTGATGGCATAGGTGACATTGCTCCATGGTTGGGATTTTTAGGAGACAAGGCGTATGATTTACTGCTTGATCTCAATACAAAATATAACTGGATTCGGCATAAATTTGGCTTTGGCTATTGGTCATTCAGCAAGGTTATAAAGAAAAAGGTGAAAAATGCTGTTGACTTTATCTTCAAATTTGAGCATAATTTAGTAGATTACTGTAGAAGAAAATTTTACGACGGGGTGGTGGCAGGTCATACGCATTCACCGACAATTAAACTTGTTGATGATATTATTGTGATTAATGACGGAGATTTTGTCGAAAGCGTTTCTGCTGTTGTTGAAGATTTTAATGGAAACTTTATTTTATTGGAACATCTTGAAGAGAAATGGACGGAAACAAAAATATTATTGAGCGATTATAATAAAATATTAGATAAAAACTCTTGCAATTCTTTTAATTATGAAGAACCTATAGAATAATTTTATATTTCTGTATAATGTTCGGGAATATTGTCGGATTGGTGTAATAATTCTCCGGAATCGGAAAAAATTAATAGAAGAAATTTATATCCAAAGTTAATTGTTGAATTATACTTTAATTTAAGAACCTCAAAATCTTTTTTATAAGTATATTTGCTTTTTACTTCTACTACTAGATTATTTTTATTTACGTAAAAGTCGGAATAATACCTCCGTTCTCTGTTTTCGAGTACATAATATATTTTAGGAACATCTTTCTTTTTATATGAAATTTCTTCTTCTTTGAATTGTAATTTTAAAAAATCAAACCCAAAATTTTCATATCCTTGTAATAAAATCATTTCTCCGGTTTCTAAAAAATATTCTTTTCTAGATTTAAATCTGTTTGTGCAAAGTATTTCTGCTATATCTGGTATATGTGAAGGATTTCTAACACCATGTTTGATAAACATATATTCTTCTGCTTTTTCAAAATTATGCTTTATCCCATGCCTTTCCAGCATAGTTTTTTCTTTTTTCTTTTTTGTTTCGTCGGATTTTGAAATGTTTTCTACGCCATACCTTTCCAGTATAGTTTCTTTAGATTTTTGTTTAGTTGATTCCAATTGAAATACGTTTTCCACTCCGTATTTTTTTATTACAGCATTTTTACTAGTTTCTCCCGCTTGCGATCTGGATACTTTTATGTTAGCAAATGTACTATATCCTTCTGATGATCCATTCAGTTCTAACATTTCTGTTGATCTTCCTCCCCGCCATTTCCTTTCCAAACCGCTTATTGGACATTTTGGGATTTCTATTGTATAATACCACCAATGCCACAATTTTCTTTGTAAACTCCAATCTTTTGGTAATTTTAATTCACAAAATTCTTTTTCCAATTGATCAAACCATTCTTCTTTCATAATAGAAAATATTATTTTTTTCTTTAATTTTGAAGAATTTGTGTGATTTAACATTAATTGTTTCAGTTCTTTTCTGGTATAAATAATCATGCTGAAGCACCTCTTTTGCGTTAGAGTCCTTGGGAACGCCAATTCCGCGAAGGACATTAAATATATTTATACAATATGCTAATCATGAAAAAACTCTTAATTATAACAGATACGACGAGCAAACAAACCAATGGTGTCGTGAGAACACTATCAAAAACAGTTGATTGTCTTTCAAACGACTTTGAAATTACGATCATTGATCCAAGTAAATTCAATGGAATATCTCTGCCATTCTATAAAGAAATAGATGTTGCGTTAAACACTTGGAAAATTGGAAAAATGATTGAATCGGTCAACGCTGATTTCGTTCATATTTCCACGGAAGGACCAGTTGGACTTGCTGGTAAACTATACTGTGATAGTAAAAAGTACCGATACACCACATCGTATCATTCAATGTTCCCTGAATTTATGCGAGATATGTTGAACATACCAGAAAATTTCACTTACTGGTATTTTAGGTGGTTCCATCTAAAGTCACACAATGTATTAGTGCCTACTTATAAAATAAAACATTTGCTTGAGGATAAGGGATTCAAGAATCTGGTAGTATGGAAAAGAGGCGTTGATAGAACAACATTCAACTCCACTTATAGAAGCAAGCCCGTTGATTCTCATCTTAAAGTCATTTTATGTGTGAGTAGGGTTTCAAAAGAAAAAGGACTTGATGATTTTTGTAAAATTCCTGTAACAGATGGTTATCTAAAAGTGTTGGTTGGTGATGGCCCGTATCTACAAGAATTGATGCACAAATATCATTCAGAAGCAGTAGCATTTGTTGGGAAAAAGACTGGAAAAGAACTGTCCGAATTGTATGCTAATGCTGATGTTTTTGTATTCCCTTCAAAAAATGATACATTCGGTCTCACGCAATTGGAAGCAATCGCATCTGGAACACCAGTATTGGCATATAAAAATACTGTATCAGATGAAATTATTGTGTCTGGAAAAAGTGGATACTTAGTTGAAAAATTCGGGATGGTCGCTATTGGGGCTGCGATAGAATTGCCAAGGGAATACGTAGAAGAAGAATCTCACAATTGGACATGGAAAAAGTGTTCGGATATTTTCGCTAATAGCTTAATTACCAAGAAAAAATGAAAAAAACAATCACTGATATTGCAGCTAAACACTCATGGGCGCTTCAGCTGACTCGTCCCTGGGAAATTGAAAGATATGCTCATGCAAATTCACCCGTTGCTGATATAAATCGTCGTTCTTTGCTTGCCAAAACGAAGGCGGTCGTTGCTTATGATAGGATTATCAATGACTTGCCACCCGGAATAAAATTTTGATTTAAAACGGTTGACATCCTCAAATCTTTCTGTATAATACTCTCCATACCAACCAACACGGAGAGAACAATGAGCTACATGAACCAAGAAAAGAAGGCTGAACTCGCAACCGGCATCAAGGCTGTATTGAAGAAGTATGGCGTAAAGGGAACAATCGGTGTTCGCCATCATTCTGTATTGGTAGTAAATCTGAAGGGTGGCAAGCAGGACATCATCGGCAATTGGTTTCAGAATGCTACCAAGTATGGCTCCACTGACCGCTGCGGTGTTGAAATCAATCGCCCCGAGTATCTTGATGTAAATCACTTCTGGATTGACGAACACTATACTGGTGAAGTCAAGGAATTTCTGACTGAACTCAAGGCTGCTATGAACGTTGGCAACTATGACAATAGCGACATTCAAACTGATTATTTTTCAGTTGGTTGGTACATTGATATCAACGTAGGCAAGTGGAACAAACCATACGAGTATGCTGCTTAACACAATATAGAACCAAAATGGTTACAGAAGAGCTTCGAAAATACATCAACATGGTTGATCATGAATGGGAAAATGATCAACTATTTGAAATGGCGAATGTTTTTGAGAAAAGACATGGTATACATAATGTTGTTATTTGGGTGGGTGCAGCTAACAAACAGCATGGATTAAGAATTAAAGTATCAAATGTCCCAAACAAAATGGACATGGCTGATAGTTTTGTGATACAGATACCAAGTCTTGATTATGATCCTTCGCAAGTGGCACGATGGATAGATTCAAAAACCATGGCAAAAATTTTAAGTTGGATTAAACTTAATCAAAAATTGTTGTATGACTATGAGCTAGGAATTCTCACTGACACCGACGAGTTCTTAGACAAAATTTCAAAAATTAGTTGACATTCTCAAATCATTCGCCATGCCAACCAACACGGAGAGAACAATGAGCTACATGAACCAAGAAAAGAAGGCTGAATTCGCAACCGGCATCAATGATGCAAATTACGAAGATTATAAAAATACTGTTAGTCAAGATGGCAGGGCGTTGCAGTACGTACCAGAAGGATTAAGAACACCAGAACTATGCCAGATTGCAATCAGTCAAGATGGTGTGGCATTGCAGTACGTACCAAAAGAACTGATAACACCAGAGATATGCAAAATCGCTGTTGGCCAAAATGGTTGGGCGTTGCAATATGTTCCAGAAGAATTTATAATTCCAGAAATATACAAAATCGCTGTTAGTCAAACTGGTTGGGCGTTAGATTTTGTACCAAAAGAACTAAAAACACCAGAACTATGCCAGATTGCAGTTAGCCAAGATGGCGTGGCATTGGTATATGTGCCAAGAGAATTGAGAACACCAGAATTGTGCAAAATCGCTGTTAGTCAAGATGGTGTGGCATTGGTATATGCGCCAGAAGAATTACGAGATGAAGTACTCAGAGCGGTAGAACAAGAAAAACAACAATAATTCTTTTCTGAAAATTAGTTGACATTCTCAAATCATTCTGTATAATACTCTCCATACCAACCAACACGGAGACAATCAATGAAATACAAAATCCTTCTCACCGTTGACAACGTTTCTTTTTATACGACGGCATCTGCCATCAAGAATGGTGTAGGGCAGTCTCAATCCATCAATGATGCTGCTCGTGCGGTATACAAGGAACTGATGGGCTACCGAAAGGGAGAATCAAATATTCTCCGCAAAACCATAGGATGCGGTGGCACCGGATATTTTGGGCATAACGCTCAAATTAATTTGGTCTAACGCTTGACAACCACCAAAAAACACTGTACAATTTACTTTCACTTCAACTCTCAGGAGATAATATCATGACTTGGCTACTTGTTCTGTCTATGTTTTCCAACCCAGATGGCAACTATGTTCGTGCGTTCAACACCGAAGCTGAATGTACAAAAGAAATGAAGGCATTTATCAAAAAGAATGATGGCAACACCGATGTTAAATATATCGGTTGCACCTCAACGCAATCAGCAATGGCTTCAGTTGGTGACGACGAGTGAGCCAATCAATATGGATGGTGAACATCGCAGTCGGATGTTCACCCTCATTATCAAACGATGAACTCATCAACCGAATCCAAAGAGCATTAGATTCAGAGTTCAATGATGATTCATTTGCTGTAGTAAAAAATTCATCTATCGTAGACGGACCAGAAAAGGTATTTTTAACCATGATTCACAACAAGGAAAACAAAAATGTCTGATATTGATTATTCAAAATTCCCAATCATATCCACCCACGATTTTGAGTATGTAGAAATTGATGCACTCAAAATCGAGGATGATGTTTATGTCGCAATGCTAAACTTCTTCAAAGAAAACGAGCAAGAAGATAATTCGGTAGATGGTTTTTCACTAGATACTGCAATCTACGGAGAAACACTAAAGGAATTGTTTGACAAAATAGGATTTCTGTTTAGTTCAGGTTTATTTGATAATATCAATGTTGGAACTCACGGCAGTCTTTGGGGCATTGATGGAGAACGAATTGATTCAATTTGCTGGATGCACGAAGGTGGCATAGATGTTGATCACGATCATGATGAATCCATTTCAGAAGAAGTGAAGCCCACACTACATTAAAACAATGAAAATATTTTTAATTCTATTCGCACTTTTGTCCACAAACATTAGTGCAAATCAACCGGGTGTAATCAACCCACCCAACACGTTTACTGCTCTTGTGCGTTTTAACAATGGCACGACAACGACCTTAACCATTAACGCGATCAATATGTCAATCGCTCGGGATTTAGCACAAGCACAATGTGGTGGACCCAGTAATTGCACCATAATGGTCGTAAGTTCAAAAAATTAACCAAAAGGAAACACACAATGAAAATCAATATGATGATGGTAATTATCGCAGTAGCGTTTTTCTCGCTAGCTGGCTATATGGGCGGTCAAATGTATAATGATCATCAAGCAATTAAGGCAGGGCTACAACAATGCTTGGTTCAAACAAAGGAAGGCACCTATTATAAAGTATGGGCTACCACTTGTGATAATCTTATTGTTGAGATTGAATCGGAACAATGAAATTAAATCAAGCCATCGCCACGTGGGACTATGCAATCACCAATAGTGATTGCCAAAATGTAATTAAATATTTTGAAAAAATGAATTCTATGGGCATGGCTATTTCTCGCCAAGATGAAGGAGAATCGGCTCTTGTCAAAAAAGATAGAGCCGTGTTTCTTAGTCCATCTATGCTCATCAATTCAATTGACGACTCTTTTTGGACACCGATTCTCTCCAAAGTATGGGATTGTTATCTTGAATACGTATCGCATTATGAGATACTAAAGAAATATGATTCAAACAGAATCGTATCATTTAAAATTCAAAAAACAGTGGAAGAAGAAGGATATCATGTTTGGCACTCAGAAAACATGAGTGTAAATTGTAGTCGTAGATTATTAGCATGGGCGGTCTATCTGAACACCGTAAATCAAGGTGGCGAGACAGAATTTTTACATCAACGGCTTAGGGTAGAAGCGATAACCGGTCGTGTTGTTATGTGGCCTGCCACGTTTACTCATGTTCATAGAGGTAATCCGCCATTGAGTGGTGAAAAATACCTTCTCACAGGATGGATAGAACTTGCTTGACATCTTCGCGCTACTAAGATAAAATGATTCATTGCCCACACACGGAGACTTAACATGAAATTTGAAAAGCGCAAGGGTCTCGAAGGTCCGTTTACCTATTCAAATGGCAGAACGCTGTGAACTACTCCGACCTAAGGGACGGAGCTTCCTGCTTCAACGATCACAGCTACCTCGGTATTACTTCAAAAGACCAATGATTTTACGCACCCGATTGGCTCGGAATTGCAACTGCATATCATTGGACCCTGGTAGTCTAACATGATCTCCACAGGCGTCGATTCGGCCAGTTCCTGGCCTATACTCGTCAAGTGCATCGAGCAATGACGACCCGTAGTCTTGAAACCACCGGCAATAGTTGAATGATTATTGATAGACTTGGTTTTCGCCTATCTCATTCAACTATTTTTATTTATCAGTTCTTCAACTGATGTAAAATTTTTTTATTAGGAGAAAGTATAGATGTCAAGCATTATTTTACGCCGGCCTTATTCTCGAGCTAAAGCACGGGGTTTTGGCATTGGCGAAGAAACTGACAACAAGGAAGGTCAATATTGGGATCCGTTATCGGATTTTTACATTGATCATGAAGAAATTGCAATGTTACAACAGCAAATATTTGACAAGATTTCTGGTAGTTTTTCATAAAGGGTTTACAGTATGAGAGCAAAGGAACTGTTTGAAAAGTTGAATCATTACAACGACGGCACAAGAACTTTGTTTGAAAGCATTGCTGTACCAGAAGTCAATCAAGCTCTTATAGATTGGAACAAACATCAACACAACGGAGTGTTGATAGGCGGTTGTGCTCTTAGCTTTTACGTCAGACCAAGGACTACAATGGACGTTGATGTTCTTTTTTTAACGGACGATTCGATACCAAAAGAAGTCAGTGGTTTTAAAAGAACAAGACCTTCTGCATTTCAACATAACAAAACACATGTTGAGATTGAACTCGTCACTTCACTGTTGATAGGAATATCACAAGAATTAACTCAAAAAGTTTTTGATACTGCGATGATCTCCGACAATGTTAAAATCGCAAGTCCATCCGCTCTTGTTGCATTGAAGCTACATAGATTTAATCGCCAAGATCAAGCTGACATAGAAGAATTGATGAATCATTATAACATCGATTTACAAGATTGGCCACTGTCCGAAAAGGCCAAGGCGCATTACGAAAAAGTACTGACTTGGTAATGAAAATCAACGAAATCATAACCAGCGAAACAATGCGCGGGTCAAACGTTGATAAAATTGCAACTAAGTTCGCAAATGAACAATATGATTATTTAAAGTCTGGCAATCACATAGGCGATATTGAGGAATACAAAGTTATTCGAAAAAGTAATTTTTACTCAATTTGGAAAGAATCAACTCTGGTAGGTTTTGCTTCACTGACCGACGAATCAGTTGTTGACGATGTTTGGATAAATCCGGAGTATCGAGGGAAAAAGTTATTTTCAAAATTACTTTGGTTTTTCAAAACAAGATTGAATCACCCAATGCTTTTAATTGGGAAAATGCATTCGCCAATGATGCAAGAGGTAATTCATGGACTATCAAGATTCAAGAAATACTGGTATAATATAGAAACAGGGCAAACAACAGAATTTGATCCAAGTACAACAGATCAATACTATGATCATATGTCACCCACTCAGTGGAGATTAATCTTAGAAAATACTGGTGATTTTTCGGATTGGCCAAGGTACACAGAAGGCAAATCATACATTTATGAAAATTATTCCGAGTTTGTGAAATGAAAATTTCAGAAATAATTACCAATCCGCCCAGAGATGAATATATTGATCAATATCAGTATCATTTTTCCGATTGCCCAACAGTTGCTACCATTAAAAATTCACAGCTAAAAAAATGCGAATCACAGGATGAAATTGAATATGGTCTGATTGATTCCAAGGACCATATAGTAGGCTATTTTTCATTAGATCGGTACGATGACGACATTTGGTCAGTTAATTTAGTTCAATTAGCACAGGCATACAAAGGAATGGGATATGGAACATTCTTTTATGATTATGCTATCATGAACGATAAGCTAAAAATCTTATCGGATGCAACAAACACTGAAGGACAATTTGGCTCAAGAGCATTATGGGAAAGGCTAATAAATAATCGTCGCTACGAGATAGTAGGATATGATACAAACACTGATTCAGTCATTCCTAATGCCACTTCTGAAATGATTCATAATAATAAACCAAATACAAGATGGTTAGCCATTCCTCCATCAGAGACCATAAACGAATCAATTCAACGAATTCAGTCTCACATGAAAAAGAGATATGTGGTGTGGTATGGTCCAGGTACCACATCTGAGACCTATTTTAATTACTGACGCCCGATAAATATGAGTAATCGAGTAGGAAAGATCAACCCACAGACTCTATCGGTTGATTATGCGCGAGGGATATGAGAATCTACGAAATATTGATAGATAAGCTGATTGAAACCAGTTTATTTGAAATGGCATTTGATAGAAAAACTGCCAAAAATAAAATAACCGATTTGTCTCCTCTCATATTTGAACACTTATTGAAATTATTCGTATTCAATTATCCTCAAGGCCGAGATCATTGGATCACCGAACTAAATGATTGGTTCAAAAGTATCAATAAAATATACTTGAAATCAACAAACAAAAAACCAAGCGGAACCAATATCTATAATTGGTTGATTTTTGAATCCGCTCCACACTATGATGTAAATTATCTTGAAGATCAAGTACAGATCATGATTTACGAAGATTATAAAAATATACCTATTCATAATTATGACCCAAGTTGGACCTTGAACAAAATTCTGAGTATCATTCAGAATGTTTCGTCGGATATTAGCAAAAACAAATTCAGATCAATACGAGACTACCTTCCATGAAACTTGATGAGATTGATCCATTGTATGAAATGTCCGGATTCAAATCCAAGACTACCGGACTACCCGCCAACATAGAAATATGGACAAGAACTGAACCACGTAATCATGGACATTCAAGATACCGAGTCAAAGTGAAGAAAGATCGTGAATGGGCAGCTACTTTTTTAGTAGGATCAAATCCTAAAATGATAGACAATTACAACCATTCGTTACTCGGAAGAGAGATTGCACAGATACAACAGTTCATCATTCAACATAAATCTGCACTAATCAACCTAATTGATGATAAAATAGATTCTGCTGAATGCGGTATCGCCATCATGAAACGACGTGGAGAAGTTATATGATATTTGATGAGATTGATCCATTGTATGAAATGTCATGGTTTGATTCCGATGACACTGGATTGCCCATTGGATTGAGTATTTGGCTCAGGGCTGATCCTATGGATCATGGTCACTCTCGCTATCGTCTAAAAGTAAAAAAGAATAATATACCAGCTGGTATATTTTTGATTAGTTCGCAACCAATTCAAGTAAAACAAATTAGACAAAAATTGTCACCAAAGGAAATAAAAGCGATTCAAGAGTTCATTCAAGACAACCTGAGTATTTTAATCAATCACATAGATTCAAAAATATCATCTGCAAAATGTGGTATGGATATTCAGAAAAATAGAGGCGAACTTGGTATCAATGATCAGATGAAAAATTATACTGGTTGATTTGTTGATGATAAATAATCAATACGGCCTTGACGAGATTCGAACTCGTAACCTTCCCATTAGTCAAGCAGGCGCTCTGTCCATTGAGCTACAAGGCCGTGTCTATATTACACAATTATCATCCGGCAGTCAAGGTAAATTTTTATGGCAGATTTCGGCGTAGATAAATAGAGTTGAAAATCATTCGCTGATGTCCCGTAGTAGCGATCGGAACGGTTTTGTAATCCGTTGGAGAAATCCCATCGTCGGTGCAAGTCCGACCATCAGCTCCATTTAAGAAAAAGCGCATTTATTGCGCTTTTTTGTTGTCTCTTAAAAAGGTGATAAATAGATGTAGGTAATCGGAGACGTGAGACTCTCTGAAACCGGTCTGGAGGACAACGGCTGTCCCTACGACACTATTTATTAACTGGAGGACTCTATGAAAATAATTGCTCTATACGTAAAAACTCACAAAAAAACCGGGCTAAAATACCTGGGAAAAACAACGGCAGATCCCTATAACTATACAGGATCAGGAACATATTGGAAGCGACATCTAAAAAAGCACGGCAGTGACGTTGATACCGAGGTGATAAGATGGTGCACGACCGAATCTATTGAATACTGGGGAATATATTATAGCAACTTATATAATGTCGTGGCAGATCGTAAATGGGCCAACTTGAAACAAGAGCAAGGTGATGGAGGATGGGATTATATCCATTCAACAGGACGCAATCGTTATCCAAGAAAAGGCAACGAAAGAGTACTAAAGAGTTTACAAAAAGCCCAGGAAATATTAAAAGATTTAAAGAAGAATGCCGAATGGGCACATAACTTTTCAAAATCTGTATCCGATGGTGTAAATAACTATTACGACAATGGCGGAAAGGGATCGTTCACTGGTAAAAAACACAAGACAGAGACGATAAACAAAATGCATGACACGCATGTTATTAATAAACATCAGCAAGGAGAGAAAAATTCACAGCACGGCACGATGTGGATAAATAACAATATCGCAAATACAAAATGGGGAAAACATGAGCCTCTTCCTTATGGATGGCAGCATGGCAGAAATATGAGTTTGCGATCTTTATCAAAAGAAGAAAAATTAGCATTGCAATCAATCTCAGATAAGTAACATAACAATTTATATTCCGGGTTAGCAATCATGGAGAATGCGCTTGCCTGTTAAGCAAGAATGAGGCTGGATCGTTACCAGCACCCGGAGCCAATTTTCACGTTGTAGATCAACGACTTAAAACCCCGCATCATAGGGGTTTTATTTTGCCCAAAATTTATCAGCCTTGAAATTCACCCAACACTCACCGATCCCAAAATTCATCTATTGACATTTATGCCACAACATGTTACACTGTATTTGAGTCGGGTTGTGGCGGAATTGGTAGACGCAGTTACCTACCAAGTAACTATCACCACGGTGTGCAAGTTCAAATCTTGTCAACCCGATATCACTTAGATAAATAATAGTAGCATCGTGGTATCACGCTACAACACGTTTGGCTATTGGTACGCTGAACATCTTAGAAGCCTCAACATCGGGGCTTTTATTTTGCCTGTATTTTGCAGCTTGACATCTACCGCAACATAGCGTACAATGGTCTATAAATACATAAAGAGGTATATGATCATGAACAACGAATTATCACTAAAAGAAAAGATTATCATAGCAAACAGCATGGTGACACGTCTTAAAAAACTGAATAAGTTATTTGAAAAGTACGAAAATAAGAATAAAAATGAAAATCACAGAGATAGTAATATCAGACGAACTAAAGATATTTGAGTACATCAAAGATCAGCAGATTGCTAGTGAGATATACGCTCTTTACCATAGCCTTGGTCGAGTAACAGATAATTTTATATACGAGCACTACGAGGTATTCGCTCACAGCGACGTATTCGATACATTAAACGACCTTGATCACTTAACTCGTGAAGCAGCAAATATATTTGATCCAAACGATCAGGTGATGGAAGTGCTGAGATTTCTAACAGACTATTTTGAACGATAAGCCCTCATCATAGGGGTTTTATTTTACCCTCATTTTACCCCCCACGCTCCACCACAATCACCACACACTCCAATGCCACAATCATTCAACATTCCTCACTCACCCACCACAACTCACATCATATTTGACATTGACTTCATCATGATGTACAATAAATACCAAGAAGGTTTACTATGACACCATCAATAGAAAAAATAAAAGAAATGTTAGCTACAAATGGACTATATCCCAAAGCAGGAAAGTCGGATGAAGAAATAATTGATGCAGCAAAAAAGATAATCCAATGGACTTTAGGAATGCAAGTGATGCAAAATAAGCGAGAATTGAATGAAAATAAAAGAAATAATCGTGAGTTGGTTGGCTGGATCAAACTTGATGGAGATGGCGTATCGTAGGAACGAAATTGAATCCAAAATTACTGCATTAAGTGATCCTATCACCGATCATCTTATCAAAATACTGAAATGGAATGACCCAATCAACTACAAAAAACATTGTAATGACATTGACAAGTGGTTATTCAAAATCCAAGCATTCAAATTAAAACAAAATAGACGGCCCTCACAATCAGATTATTTCCAATGGATGTTCAGTGATGTTGCCGCAAATGAATTGACTGTTAAGAGATTTATTCGCGGATTACACGAATATCATCATTTGCCTATTATTCGCGATGATTTTGAAGTATACGATATGCTTAAAGCAATTTTTTACCAATTGAGTTATGATCTGCATCTAAATAGGTTTGAAACAATCTTAGATTATCTACCAAAA